TATGTTTAAACATTACATAAGATGAAACAAGTTCAGTATAGTATACGTGAGAGTCTTCAGGTATTATAATTGGCATCTTATTATCTATATACCAATTAGCGAAATCATTCAAAGACTCCCAATTATCTGGTATACTTAAATAAGAAGAGTATTTATTAATCCAGTTACTCATTTTTTACTAATGTTATTTAACATATTATGTAAATAAACACCATTAGGAACGATTTCTGGGGAAATAATATCTTCTGACTTATGAATATCTCTAAGCCCGTGAATACAGTATGCAATAGTATTGCTTTCTAAAGCTATTAACATATGAGTTATATCTTTTTTTATGTATATCATAGTAGGAGCTGAAAATATACTTGTATCTTCCCCAATTTTTACTAAAAGTTTTCCTGTAGCTAAAAGTGTTACATGATCAAAGTTATGCTCGTGACCTTGTTCAGTATCTCCTTCTAGTTTAAATACCATTTGTCTAACAAAAACATTAGACACACAACCAATCGATACTTCTGGAGAGTCTGTTTTCTTATTCCCCGGTGCAACTGTTTTTATTATTATGTTAGGAGTAGGAGGTATCATTTATTACTCAGGTATTTCTAATAATTTTTCTTGTATTGCATTTAATAATGCTGGATCATCTAAGCTAGTATATGAAGTATCGAACTCCATTTTAAAACTATTTACTTGTTTGTAAACACCTTCAGCAATCATTTCAGTAATAACTACAGTTGCTGTTGTTTTTACTGGAAAAGAATTAATTTCCAAAGTAGTTATTGTTATTTGTTTATTTGTAAGATTCATAATTATAAGAAGCCGTACATAACGGCCGTGTAAGTAAGAGCGATAGTACTCATTGTTGGGTTATTAAAACGTTCTGTCCAGAAATAGAGACTAGAGCCATCTAGTCTCCATTGTAAAATTTCTTGATGCACTTTTTGGCCTGAGCCACTGGCTGTAGTCGTACTTCCATAATCAATAATAACAGGCCCTGAAGTTAAAAAAGTTGGTCCCACAAGTAAGGACCCTGGGTTACCAGTACAAGTAAGTAGTTTCATAGTCATAGTTATGAAACTATTTGAATCTACTGCTGTAAAAGCCTGAATTACCTGTGTTCCTTTATAACCATAGCGATCCATTTGGCCGGCACTGTAAAATTCAGAAATCTTCCAATCCACACTTCCGGAACCGCCACCATAAAATACTATTGTACTAGTTTTTAGTTGTTTTATATAAACTAACTTATCGGAACTATTAAATTTAGTAACTCCTGCGCTATTTTTAATATTTATCTGAGTAGAGGTAGCATTTAATGTCATGGAGTTACCTTTAAGGACAAACTTTTACTTGGTACAGATATATAAATTTTGTAATACCCCAAATTTGGTATCTGTGGGTTCTCGGTTGTGTACGAGGCCCAAGTTGATCCTTCCCAAGCGCGGCCGGGGATGGCATTACTTGCACCAATAGTTACAGTTCCGGGACCTGCTCCGGCACTAGCATCGGTATACCCATAAAACGCAATAACATATTGAACTGGTACGGAGTTCATTGAATAATATGATTGTATATACCAATATCCGTACCCAACTCGAACACTATTAAGGTAAATAGGGGTATATCCGTCTGTGTTCACATCTATTGCATAATAGCCATTTAAACCATAGGTTGTATAATCATAAAACTGGGGAACCATTACAAAATCTTTAAATTCTGGTAGGAACCCTATTGAATTTGTTGAAGTTAGCCAGCTACCGTTCCAAGAAATATCTTTTATAAATTGATACCCGTGTGCATCATCATCATAAATTTCTTGATATCCTCTCCCATAGACTTCACCTATAAGTATAGGTATGCGAGTATACTCACCAATTTTGAAGGTGCCCTCAGTACTTTTTTTCAAGTAAAAATTGTCTGTATTAAAAGTAATATTACCGCTTGCATCTTTAGTTGTAATATTACTTGGTGTTATTTTTATTCTTTCAACCAATTACATATACTCCTATATTAGATAAGTTAATAGCCGGAACACTACTTTGTATTACTAAAGTTTGACAAGATATTACTATAGTATTATTAGAAGCTATATAACTAGGGTAAAAGAATCTATATCCACCATCACTACTAGGTATTCTAACTCCTCCACCATATACAATTCCATTATATCTAATAAATAGTAGTGGATTAGTAACTGGGGAGGTACCTACCGCTATCTGTGTTACTGTAAATGTTGGTACTAATATTGTTACTATGGCCACTAACAGCCTCCCTTTCCACTACCACTGTCATAGGTATAAGAATATGGCGCGGCTGCGGGGAGGGTAACGGTTCCTACTTCTATTATTGATTTAATATTTAAATATGCTAAGCCGGAATGAAAGTTTAAATTAGATAAGTAGCTTAAGGGTGATGCTAAGGCGTTTAATGAAGTACCGTAATCACATATCATCATAACACCTGTTGCACCACTAATATATAATGTTTTAGTTGGCATATCTATATACTCCTATTACTTTTGCCATATCTACCCTATCTATACTGGATAGAAGATAGGGTATATGATGCAGTATTTTATTATTTTCTAAAAAGACACCTGCATGGCTTATTACTGCTGGTTTAAATTCGTATACAAGGCAATCACCGACTTCAGGTGATGTTACTTTAGTAAAATTATTTTCTTCAAACCAGTAATTTATTCCCTCTTTATAATACTTCATAAAGGTTTTATTACTTATCTTCGAATATATCTTATTAAAATCTATATTACTATTATTGGTTAACCATTCAGCTACTAATGAGATGCAGTCGCTTTTTCTTAAAATATAGGTTCTACCTATATAGTTTTTCTTAGGTATAATTAAACTCACAGTTTTTGTTATACGGTTAATATAAATAGCATTACTTTCAGAAAAATCATCTGTTACTACAAGTTCACCTGCAGGGCTCTCTGTTAGTATACCATTTATAATGTCGTAGCGAGTTCCAAGTTTTGTTACATATTCTTCATATTGCATGCTTGACTCGCTACCTTTTATTTTAATTGCTCTAACGCACCAGGAATTAAACTACGTTGTAGTACACTCATAGATTCTGATAGATTTCTAATATGAGCATGTGCTTGATGCATCTGGAAGATGGGGTTTAAGTTAGCATATTTACCAATCTTTGGCATTTCTTCCACAGTTGGTTTTTTATATACTACTTTACCGTCTTTAACTATTAAAGGCATATTACTTAAGTTTAAATATAAGATTATCGTACTCTTTTTGCAAGCGTTCTACATCATAAACCGATTTAGGATTATGACGTTCTATGTACTCTTGCATTGGATTCTTAGGCTCAAAGAACTGTTTTAAGCAATGAAATAACTTCATTTTGTTTGAACAAAGCTATAAAATTCAGCAGCTTTTTTAATTACTTCCTCAGAGGTAAAGTATTTAGGTAGCATACTGCGCTCACCAAGAACGCCTGCGTCTAGTAAGGCTTTATTATACTCTGTTACGAAACTAACATTTGCTGTAAACTGTTTTTCTAGGTGATCTGCTGCTAGTTTAAGCAGGTCTGCACGAATTTCAAACGGCGTCTTAGTCATTTTTAGTTGCCTTAGGAAATGCTTTGTTAGTAAAACTATCAGTAGAATACTTTAGCATATCTACTGTATTTTGTGCAAGCATTTTTGCAAACTGAGTTTGTGCATCAATAAATTTATTTGCAGCCTTGTTCAGTTTAGGGTCTGTAAAGACCTGATTGGTAATAACTCTTTTGGTTGATTGAAAAGAGTCAATGTAAAAATCTAATGAAAACATATTATGTCCTTGTGTGTGTAAGTGGTGGACCAACGGAGAATCGAACTCCGAATTGAAGCTTGCAAAGCTACCGTTATACCGTTTAACTATAAGCCCGTTTTAGCTTTTTATAGAGAAGCCTTACTCTTTGTTTGTTGGTCCGAATAGTAGGATTCGAACCTACGACCCTCGCGTCCCAAACGCGATGCGCTACCAAGCTGCGCTACACTCGGAGAAGAACCTACTCGTATGTCTTTCAACGCAGAGTAGGCCGTGTTAAACTTGGTGCCCTAGGGGAGACTCGAACTCCCAGAACCTGGTTTCTAAGACCAGTACGTATACCATTCCGTCACCGGGGCAATTATTTTTGAAACTACTATTAGTAATACTTTCAAAAATAATGGTGGAGCCGGTAGGATTCGAACCTACAGCGTTTCTTATGTGGGGGATTTACAGTCCCTTGCCTTCAACCAATTCGGCACACGTCTCCATATAAATCTAAGATGTGCGATGCGCCCTATATATTATAAACTTCGCAATTAATATTGCCAAGGGGCTAGGTGGTACGCGGTGCACATCTTAGATAATTAATTATCCTTTACGACCAGTTGTTAGTTTAAATTCCTTGAGGGCATCTGCATCAAGTGATGCATAAACACGAAATTTATCTTTACCAACTTCATCGTATAACTGTTCTGCTAACGCCCTTTGCGTGCCTGCAATAGTTGTACCTAGTACTTCGTAGCGGCTAACAAAGGCATCAATTAAAAATTCTCTTGAATATCCGGCCATAGTCGTCCTTAAAAGATTTATTATAGGACATTCTAACTAAAGATTCAAGTAAATAATTTGGTCCGGCATGCAGGAATCGAACCCACATCTAGGGAGTAGAAATCCCCTGTATTATCCATTATACTAATGCCAGTCATTCATATCACCATCCCAATGCCTATTATCGTGAATTTGAAAATCAACATTGTAACCTAGTAGGCCCAAGTGTATTCTTAATCCGCCATGATCTGCGCGAGGATGGAATTGAAAGTCTAGGGCAAATAGTATGCCTAAGTAAAAACTGTGCTCAAGTTCTAGTGTTTTATTTTTAGTAACTTTTTTACTATAACAACCCAAATTGTGGAAGTTGTGCTCTCCAACGGGATTATCTAATCTTGCGTATACGTGTATCATGTTAATGACCCCTATAGTGAAACCATACAGCTATTACTATAGCTGTTAGTATTTCAAATAAATAAATAGCAGCTATAACTTGCAGTATATTATACATGACCTACTTCTTTGGCAAACTGTTCAGACGCTGTATTTTTTTGCTTAGACTCGCACATAATGTCGGCATACTCTAGGAAAGTGGCAGCCCACTCGTTGACTTCTTGATTCCAGTAGAACTCTGAGTGTGCTCGAAGTTTAGCTGCTGTAAATCCCATTGATTTAAGCTCTCGGAGGTCAGGCCGTGTTCGTCCACAATGATCTGGGAGTACGTCCTCCCTACTAACTGAGTAGTGGATAACTGGTCTGACACCGCGCCAAGATTCTTGAATTCTACGAACACGACTATCCTCTGGGTTAATATACTCTCCTGAATGAATCCAGTGGTGATGAATGTCTAAGACTAGGGCACAGTGGTCTACTAACTCTAGGGAGTGGTCAACGCCCCAGGTAAACTCTGCATTCTCGATAGTTAAACAATTACGGGCTTCAGGTGTTAGTCGCTGTAGGGCTGCAATAATACCTTTGGGGCCTTGCTTGCCACCTATGTGTACATTACACTTAAAGTCTTGAAACTGCTTGCCGTAACCCATATATCGGATAAGATCGGCATGATATTCAAACTCGGTAATTGAATTCTCAACTACACCTGGATTATCTGATGCTAAGACGCAAAACTGACCTGGATGAAAGCTAACACGTACATCTGCTGCACGAAACTTATCACCGATTTTTAGGAGATTCTTTTCTAAGAATTCTACTACATCTGATTGAAAGTAAAACCACATCCAGTCATCATGAGAGTATGCAGTTAACAGGTCACTGCTTAATCTGAACATTCTGAGTTGGGGAGGCTGCTGTGATACCCAATCTGCTTGTGCACTAAGGGCTGCAATATTAGTTTGCATTAACAGCCACAGCCTGTCTGCTGCGGCTTGTTTAGTTTGATTATTTAGCCATGTAATTGTAGTACCTTTGGTCTTACAACTGGCTACGTCTGTAGATTCTTGGCTTTGAATTTTACACGCAAAGCCAACGCGTTTTTGATTTTGATTAAACATAGCCACTATTATAAATAGATTTAACTACTAAATCAAGTTTATCTTTCTAAACCTGTTTCTAGACGTTCTGATACTAGGCGTGCATAACCAGCAATATCAACCCAGCTATCTGCGTAGTCAGGGTTTCCGTTAAGAATTCGGGCCAGCTTATGCACTATCATCTCCAGGCTCTCCTTTTGATCGGGTTGCATTGTTTCCCATGAAGGGGCTTGGCGCATAATCTCTTTAAACGTCTGCGTAAGTTGTCCAATACCTGAGAACTTGCCGTAATTTTTTGCACGTTCATCTAAGACTGCTAAGGTAGAGTCTGGTGGCGGGGTGTTTAGGTCTATTGCCAGCCGATTCCAGTCGTAGTCTATTCCTTCTGGAAACGGCCACGGTTTAGGGTCATACATTGTTGTAAAAGATAGGCTATCTTCTGTATGCTCTGTTTTATGCGCTGGATGATCTGGCCAGAGGGCTTTTAGCTCTTCAGGAGTTATTGCTGGTATTGTTGTATTTGTTATCATGTTATTATAAAGATTAGTATAGTACTTACCTTAAATACTATAGTAATCTCTCCTAAAAGAGACTACCGTATATGCTTTCTGCAAAAAGACTTATTATACTACATTCAGTCTGTCCTGCGTGGCTGTGCAGAGCCGTGCTTCGATGATGAATTGTAGACAGTTATGATTAATTTAAATAAACGCGGACAACGCCAAATTCCGCGCAATAAGTAATTATACTTGAATTCTCTAGCCAGGTCAAGTGTGTTTTTCCTTAGCCCTAAGGAGCGCAGGGAGTTTTTTCTTTGCTTTTATCTGAGATAATAAATCTTGATTAATACCCTGAAGGGGGCTTATTACTCCTTGAGACTTCTGATGTTTCTCATAAATAGGCAATAACTTATCCAAGATTAATAACTCTAACTCTTTGACATAGGTATAAGAAGAACTCATTGGTAGACCTTTATTTTGCCCTATTATACCAGTTATGGCATTTCATGTCAACAACTAAAATTTTTTTGGTACTATATTTTAGTGAAAACAAAGCCCTGTAAGGGCAAACCTTACAGGGCTGAGAGGAATTAGTTCCAGCGGCGACGCAATACTATAAGTGGCAACACGGCTATCTTTTTTATTCCTTGACTCGTAACGCCTCAAACTAGGTTGAAAGGGTAAGACCCTAGCGGGTTGTGTTAGAGTTTCGCTTGAATTTCACAAGCTCATCAGAAGGATAGGTTATGGGGTTAGTTGTTCGCTAACTTAGGAATTCCAATCATCAGGGTCTAGAGAAACCCCTACATATCACCCGTACTCTCCCATATATTAGCACTCTGGTAGATACTTGAAATCTACACGACACCCCATATTAAAGGGCTTCTCTGCCTCTTGAATTACAGAATGCTAATATATGGCGATCGCCCCTAAACGATCAGCATATAGTCTTGCTACTATTGGACGACAGTCCGCAAGCTTAGAAATCCATATGCGAAGTCCGCTATCACTCGCATATTTTTAATGACGGAGGTTACATCCGCCTCGACCGAAGTGTGCTGCTAACCACTAGGGAATATGGCAACAAGCATGGCGGGACTAAATTAGTAATGGCGAGTCTATGTTTTTATTACTTAACAACCATGTTATCTGTAGCGGTTAGTTGATCTCTAACCTTTGCCCACGCTTCTCACCTGACTACAAATTAAAGGAATTGAACCTTCAAGGACGGATATTTTGAGTACCCATTTTTAACATTAACTCTCTACCATTATTTAGTGCTATCATGCCGATTTGCCAACAAAGGTGCTTCCTCTGGCAAGCGACTAGCAGTTATATTAGGACCTGTTCCTCGCACAGTTAGGCCCGCATAGTCATAGCGTCCTATGACGATTCCTTGATAACACTAAATAATAGGAACTAGGTCAAGGCGACAGCCTAGTTCAGTCAGTTGTTACGCCACCACTAGAAAGTTCCAGCAACGAATCTACCGGTTTCTAGTTGGTCTGATCTTCTTCCCATCCCTGAGAAATTTGGTACTCGATACCGGAATCGAACCGGTCTTACCAACGTGAAAGGCTGGTGTCCTAACCGATAGACGAATCGAGCAAAGGTTACGGTGGGCTGCAGATAGTGATTTCGCCTGCATTTAAGTTTCTTACTCCCTGTCATGAGCGGGGAACACATAACACCCATAAAGAAAAGTTCAGCAAGCTATTAACAATGTCGTAGCATTAGCGCGTTCGATGCTCGGCCGAGCACTACTAGCCGTGGATGATCTACGCACAGTTGTTAATCAGGCCAGCCTAGAACTGTCTGAACTTTTGTTTATATGTGCTTGGGGCTGTGGCTCGGATAAGTTATTCGCCACAATTAAGGAAGCGCGCCGTGAATTGCGTCCGCTTTCCACCCTTATAAATATCAATTATACAGTAAAACACTATATAATTCAAGTAAAAAATTAAACAGTCGTTGCCACTATGACTTAACTTCGCAGATGTAGGCCTATACAATGCCTGAGTAGTGGTCGAAGGTGTCGTTGACAAACGCTAAATTGAACCCCTGTTCTTATTGGCTTCCCGACTGTTTATAAATAAATTATAACTGATTGGGCAGTAAAAGTCAAATATAAAATTTTGATCCTTTAAAAGTAAAAGCCCGAAGCCTCAAGAGCTTCATAAGCAGTATCCTCTGGGCTAACACCTGCATCAAAATTATCCCAGTAAGAGTAGTCAGGAATATCATTTACGCCAAGCCCACACATACGTTCAACGTGTAGATTAACTATTGTTAACCAGGTATCAAAATTTTCGTATTTCATTTTATGAGTTCTTTCACAAAAAATTTTTAAGCTATGGGAGTATCGGAATGAATTTCACCAAGCAGATCTCCTAAAATCTCATTGATAAGGCTGAAATCTCCGTAGAAAAAAGCCGCTTCAATTTCGGTCATGTTCGTTCTCCTTCTAAAGATATATTTTACAAAATTTTAGAAAAAGTTTCAAATTTAAATTTATATGCTTAACTCAGTAGACCAAGGATAGGAGTGTGTAAAAATTGACTTGATTTTATGAGCTAAAACACGTATAATGTTTCTTCAACTATCGTTATTTTATTATTAATATGGATATAGCAACAGCTTTAATTAACGGAACTATGGAGA